ATCTTCTTCTGCGCGCTGCTTGCTCTTTTCTCGCCGGCGCCTGATTTCGTCGTCGGCCCCTTCGCGCACCCCAGGGTTATCGTGGTAAGCGGCGGCGGCGCTCAATTCTTCGTCCCTCCACTCCGACCAATTGGATCGGGTGAGGATGCTGTCCACGTCGGATTCCTGCTCAGATGCAGCCGCGGCCGCTTTCTCCGCCGCGGCCTCTGCCGCCTTACCCATCGCGGCCAGGTCGGCAGCAGACTTCTGCGCTTCGGCGCCGATCTGGCCGGTGGCAGCGGCGGCTTCGCTCATGCTCTGCACGATGACTTTGCCGGCTTCGTCGGCGGAGATGCGCAGACCGTTCTGCGCGGCTTCCGATTGCAGCGTCGCGTCGACGACGCCGCCGTTCGCGGCGATCGCTTTTTCGGCGTAGGCGGTGAAGGCAGCCTGGATATCGCGCGCCGAGCCCTGCCCGCTGTCCTTGATGATGTTGAAGTCGCGGCGGGCGTTTTCCGCGAGGCCCTGCAGCTTGGCAGTGCTGGTGATCTGCAGCCGCTCGAAGGCGGTGGCGACCTGCTCGGCCGAGTATTTCGCTTCCTTGCCGACGCCTTTCATTGCGGCGTCGATCTGCTGGAGCTTTTCGGCGGCCGCCTGCAGGTTGCCTTCGGCGATGAGCTGCTTGTATTCGTCGCGCAGCGTGGCGAGCGACTTGGCGGACTCGGTGCTGGTGGTGCTTGTTGCCTTGATCGATTCAGCCAGCTTGCCAGCAGCGCCCTCCGCAGCGGACATGCGTTCGGTGAGCGGCGGGAGCTCGCCAGCGCCGGCCTTCCAGGACTTCGTGGTTTCGTCGAACTGTAGCCGCCCTTCGAGCACGGCCGCTTCGAGCTCGCGCATGCTGGTGACGGTGACGCCGGTCGACTCGGAGATCGCAACGTATTGCTCGGCGGCAGCGGAAGCCGAAACGCCGAGCGCGGTGTATGCGGCGGCAGCGTCGGTGGCTTTGATCGCAGTCTCGGCGACGGCGACGTTGGCGGCAGCGGCCTGCGTGCCGGCGGCTTCGATCGCAGCGCCGGCTGCAGTGACGGCGGGCGCGGCTTCGGTCGCGGCGCCGGTCAGAGTCTTCCAGCCGTTCGCCGCGGTTTCTGCGCCTTCGGCCGCTGCCGCGAAGGCCTCGGTGCTCTTGCGCGCGAACTCGTCGGAAACGGCATAGGCCGCCTGCGCTTCGGCCCGCATCGACGCGGCGGCCTGCGCGAATCCTTCCGAGAGGCTGCCAAAGGTGATTTTCGCGATGCCTTCGGAGATCAGCGCGAGATCCGCAAGGAACGCGGACGCGAGCCACGAGGCGCCTTCGCCGACTTTGTAGATCGACGCGAGGACGACGTTCAGGCCGGTGCTCATGACGCCATACGCGGTCTGCAGCACGCCTCCGGCAGTGGTGCCGTGATTGCCGATCGCGGTGAAGACTTCGCCCGCGCGGGCGGCGAATTCCTGGAGTCGCGCTGAAACTGCGGCGAAGTCGACCGTGGAGATAAACCCCTGGAAAAACTTCACGCCACTCTCGAACGCGACGCGGATCGCTTCGCCGAATTGCTTGATGATGCGGTTCAGTTCTGTGCCGTCACTGACGGCCTCGAGAAATTTCGCCGACAGGACTTGAACTTGTGCGGCGAGCGGCGCGAGGAGCGGCTCGACGAGGGCGCGGCGCACGGCGTCCCACGCCGACGACAGGCCGGCCATTGCGCCGGCGAGATTGCCCCCCATGACGCCGGCTGCGTCTTCTGCGCTACCCTCCGCGTTCTGCAGTTTGCCGGTGAGCTCGTCGAGCGCGCCGATGCCCTGGTTCAAGAGCGCACGCAACGCCGGGCCCGCTTCCTGGCCGACGGCAGTGATCGCCTGCGCACCGGCCGGGCCCGCTGCGGCGAGCTGGCGCAGGGCTTCGCCGAAGTCGTCGGTGATGATGCCGGCGTTGGCGAGCGCCTCGCGGAACTTACTGGCGGGGTCCGAGAACTGCGCGAGGATGCTGTTCAACGCGGTGCCGGCGCGCCCGGCGTCGATGCCGGCGTCGGCGAACTTGCCGATGATGGCGACGGTTTCTTCGAGCGACAGGCCGAGCGAGTTCGCGAGCGGCGCGGCGTAGCTCAACGCCTGGGCGAGTCCGTCGACGCTGGTGTTCGAGGCGTTCGCGCCGAGCGCGAGGACGTCGGCGACGCGGCCCGCCTCGGCGAACGACAGGCCCATGCCGTTGACGGCCTTGGTGACGTACTCGGCAGCGGTGCCGAGCTCGACGCCGCCGGCCTGCGCGAGACTGAGCACGGCGGGCAGCGCGTCGACGGCCTGGCTCGCGGTGAGGCCGGACTTGGCGAGGTTCTCAAGCGCCTCGGCAGCTTGGGTGCTGGTGTACTTGGTAGTGGCGCCGGCCTCTTCGGCGGCAGTCTTGAGCCGGCCGAGCTCGGCACCGCTCGCGCCGCTGGCCGCCTGCACGCGGCTCATTGCGGCTTCGAAGTCCATCGCCGAGCCGATCGCGTCGCCGAACATCTTGACGCCGAAGTAGCCGGCGATCGCTGCGGCGATGCCGGCGACTTTCGTCTGCAGGCTGGAGAACACCGAGGACGCTTCGTCCTTGGCGGTGATGATGATCTTGGTGATGGGGTTGCCGGCCATGTGGGGGCGGTGCTCCGGTGGATTCAGTCGGCAGGCTTAAGCGCCCTGCCCGGTGCGGGCGGGACGCTTCGGTCTGATGGCTGGCTAGATCGTGAGGAATTCCATGTACTGGCTCAGGCCCGCACCGACGCGGTTTTCATCCTTGAGCACGGTCATCCGCAACGGCAGCTCGGCGAACTCGTTGCCGATGCGCGCGAACCCGCTGGTCGGCGAAAATTTCACGCGGAAGTAACGGCCGACGCAGGGATTCCCGCTGTCGACTTCGTTCAGCCCGTCGAGGATCAGCTCGTATTCCGTGCCGGAATTGACGAGCGCCTGGATGATGTATTGCGGGTTGCGCGTGTAGCTGACGAGCAGCGGCAGGATCGAGTCGCCGACGAAGAGGCCGTCCCCGCCGGTGAGGAAGCGGATGCCCTGCGGCGTCGGCGAGTAGTGCGTTTCGGCGGTAAGGGTGACCGGGCCCAGGTCGCGCCAGGTGACGGTGCCATCGACGACGGTTTCGCCGGCCGTGGTCGGCCAGGTCGGGACAACGCCGGCCGACTCACCTGCGACCGTGCAGACGTATGCACGCGCAGTATCGAGGACGAGGTCGCCGACGGCGTAGGCGGTGGTGCCTGCCCACGCGGCGGTGGCGGCGATCTTGACGGTGATTGTCTGGTCGGGGTCGGGGATGTAGCGGAACGTGACGCGCTCGCCGCTCCATGCATCCTGCGCCTCGTCGGTGATGGCCTGCGCCGCGAGCAGCTCGTGCGAGCCGCGCATGCCAAGCGCGAGGGTTTCCGGCTTGATGTCGTTGACGGTGAGTTCGGCGGTGACCGACGTCACCGGCTCCGAGACGTCGAGCTCGCCCCCGCCCGCCTCCTGGAAGTCCTCGCGGCTTTGCCGGTCGGTTTCGATCGTTTCGGACAACGAGATGACGTTGCCGAGGCGGAACTTGCGGCCGGTGCCATTCAGGGGCCGCAGGCTGCAGTGGCCTTTGCCCTTGTAGCCGCGGGTGGTGGATACGCGTGCCATGGTGGTGGATCTCCTTACGACGACGCCCGGATCACGGTGTCCGGGATGGTCAGGTTGATGGTGTAGAGCCAGAGGCCGGGGGCTTCGGCGGACGGTGCGCCGGGGTCGATCTGCACTTGCAGGTGCTCGCGCGGGCGCCAGCCCACGAGGCGCTCGAGGAGCGTCTTGATGCCGACCACGGCCGCGGCGCGATCGACCGGGCGCACGCGGATCGCGTTGACGACGACGGTGACGGCGAACTGCTGGTCGCCGAGCAGCGCGTCGTCTTTCCTCGAGCGCGGCACGAAGCCGGCCCAATCGACGCGCACGGCGACGGTCGGCGCGCCCTGCCCGGTGAAGTCGAGGAAGTCGAACGTGCCGAACACCGGCGCACCAGCGACGGCTCCGGCGAGCAGATCCTTGAGGGAGGTTTCGAGGGCGGTGAACATCAGGCGACCGCGTCGACCAGCGAGGCGACGAATTCAAAACCGTCGCCGACCCGGCGTGGCAGCGCCGCGACGACGAACTGCTCGCCGCGGATCGTCAGCACCGTGCCGGCAGTGAGGTTCGCCGCGGCGCCCGCCTGGTAGCGCAGCGTGTAGTCGCCGGCCTGGGTGGCGCCATCGAAAGCATCGACGTCCGCGACGGAAAACAGCGCGAGGAACGGATCCCCGCCGGCCGGGGTGACCGGTTCGGCGAGGGTCGCGTAGATCGCGTCGACATGCACCGCGGTGTCGAACATGCGCCGTTACGCCGTGAGGGTGCCGGGGACGCCGGTAAACTTCACCGCGATCGACGTCACGCCGGCGCCAGCGGCTTCGAACGCGACGGCGGCCGCACCGGTAATGTCGCCGGAAGCGGCGACGGCGGCGTTGTCGTCGAACGCGGCGGCCGAGGCATCCCAGGTGAGGGTTTCGCCGGCAGCGATGACCGCGCCGGACACTTTCGGCACAACGAAGACGCCTTCGATGTCGATCTCGCCGGTGGCGCCGCTGGCGATCGCCGCAGGCGCCACGCCGAGCAGGTTGCCGACGCGCACGACTTCGCCGACGGCGATGGCGGCTGTGGCGACGATGGTGATCACGGCGCCGCGCTGTTGGTAGTTCTTCATGTCTGTTTCTCCTCGTCAGGCCGGGACGTGCCCGGCCTCGTTGAATGGGTTAGGCGCCGGCGTTCTTGAACAGGCCGCGGTGGTCGATCGCTTTGGCGGCGAAGTCGAGGCGGGCCTTGATTTCCATGCCGTCGATTTCGAAGCCGTTGCGGGTTTCGAGATAGACGCCCTCGTTGCCGTCGAGGTAGCAGTACTCGAGGGTGTCGATCTGCGCCGGATCGGCGGCCAGATACCAGGCGGTGGCGCTCGCGGCGTCGAGGCGCGGCTCGGCGAGCACTTGCAGCGTGCTGGCGAACGGGTTGATGTCGGCGCCCTTGGTCGAGACATACGCGGCGCTGGTGTATTGCTGCGCGACGGTTTCGAGCGCAGCCGGCACCAGGAGGTACGCCGGCATGACGTTGATGTTCTGCCCGTCGAGGCTGGTCTGCTTGCGCATCGCGGCGCGGCCGAGGCCCAGGGAGGCGACCGAGATGGCGGCAGCAGCGCCGGCCAGGTTGCCGTGGTCGGCGTGGAACAGCGCGACACCGTCGGCCATCGCGGCGTTGCCGGTGACGATGCCCCACACGATGTCGGATTCGAGGTTCGCCGCGGCGCGGCCGAACTTCGCCGGCATGTCGGTGAAGGCGCCCAGGTCGTCGTTGATGATCGTCTGGCGGGTGATGGCGATGATGCGGCCGTAGGTGGCGAGCTGGTACGTTTCCTTGCCTTCGCCGATCGTGCCGTAGGTGAATTCGCCGTGCTCGTTGACCTTCTTGAGCTGCGGCGCGTCGCCGACTTGCGTGCGCTGGATCTGCTTGAAGTCCGGCGCGGTCGCCTGCTTGCTGAACGGGCGGAACGTCTGCGGCGCGGCTTCGTACGCGGCGCGCAGGGTCTTGTTCGCGACGTTGGCGAGGATCGCCGGGAAGTCGCTCGTGCCGTGCATCGCGCGCTGCGCAAGCTGCAGTTTGTCCATGCCGCGCGTGTTGATGCCTTGCGCTTCGAGCAGGCTGCGGCCGACTTCGAGCAGCGACAGGCCACGGTACTGACGGCCGTTGTCGTCGAGCTTGTGCCGGCCGGGCGCGGCGCGGTTGAGGATCGCGTTCTCGACTGCGGCGCGGCGGGTGTCGGTTTCGTCCTGCAGCGTCTGCACCTGCGGCGTGCGTCCGGCGGTGCCGGCGGCGTCGCGCGTGGCGAGATGCTCGAGGATCGCAGCGCGCGCCTGCTCGATGCTGGCGCCGTCGGCGATCAGCTTGTCGGCGAGCGCGACGTTGTGGCGCTTGCACAGCGCGGTGATCTCGGTCGAGCGGGTGCGTTCGGCGGCGATCGCCTCGGCGCGCACCTGGTCGGCGTTGACGGTTTCAGCGGGAGCGTTGCCCGCCGGCGTGGCTTGAGTACCCATTCCGGGATCTCCTTGGGTGGCGGGCTGGGCCCGGTTGATGAAAATGCATTCGGTGCGCTCGGCGCCGGGCTCGGGTGCGCTGCGCACCTGGGCGTCGACGTCGGCGGGGATGGCGACGAACGACAGTTCGGCCGGCTCCCAGTCGACAGCGCGGTAGATATCGACGGCGCCTTCTTCCTTGATGACTTCGTACTTGCGTACGCTGTAGCCGACGGAGATGTTGCGCAGGATCCCGGCCTTGACGTCGGCGACGATCGGGGCGACGTCTTCACGTTCGGAGAAGCGCACCAGGGCGCGGCCTTCGGCGCCTTCGATCCATGCGCGCTCGACGACGCCGATGGTGTTGTCGAGGCTCGCGCGGTGGTCTTTGAGCAGCGGCGCGCCGGCGTTGAGGCGGTCGAGGCGCACGTGTGCGGCGTCGAGGCTGAGTTCCTCGTCGTAGTACTTGTCTTCCCACCAGTCGTAGCGGCGCACTTTCGCGCCGGTGCTCCAGACGAGCTCGACGGTGCGCGTCTCTTCGTTCAGCGTGGCGGGCTTGAAGCTCGCTTCGCGCACCTGCACGGGCAGCGCACGGCGGGTTTCGGCTTTCGCGGTCATTGCGTTTCCTCGGGTTCGGGCGCGGCTTTCTTGCTGGAGAAGAACGTCAGCAGGTCGAGCGCACCGCTTGATTTGAGCTGCGCGAAGTCGTCGCCGAGTTCGGCGAAGACGCGCTCGGGCTGGTATCCGCGCTGGCGCAGTTTTTCGGACAGCGAGGACATGCCGGACTGGATTTCCATCGCGTCGGCTTTGACGTCCTGCTGCGGGTTGACGTACGCCCATTTCGGCGTCGTCCATTCGACGGCGGCATCGGCTGTACGGAGCTTGCCGTCGAGCGCCGCAGCGGCGACGAACGCTTGCCAGATCGGCGTGAGCAGGCGCGGCACGAGCACGTGCCATTGGCGCTGCGCTGCGGCGCGGCGGAATTCGAGCAGGCCGACGCGCGCCGACGAGAAATTCACCAGCGACAGGTCGCCGGTGAGCATCTCGTAGGTGACGCCGAGGCCTGCGGCAAGCGCGTAGAGCTGGGTGCGCACGTACTCGCCATAGCCGCCGGCTGCGGCCGGCTGGGCGATGGTGACGTTCTGGCCGTTGGTGGCGAGCACGGCGCCGGGGGCGAGGCTGCCGAGGTTGCCGAGCAGCGCGGCGCGGTCCTGCGCGGCGCCCGGGGATTCACCTGCGCCGGGCACGGCGAAGTCGGCGCCGTCGCCGGACACGATGACGGACAGGAGCGCTTCGTTCTGCTTGCGGGCGAGCTCGGCGTCTTCGTAGATCGCCAGGTCGCGCATGCGGGCGATGACGGCCGCAAAGCGCGTGATGCCGCGCGCCTGGCCGGGGCGGTCGGGCGCGAACAGATGGATGACGGATTCGGCCGGAATGCGGCGGCTGGTCGACGACAGCCGCCCACCGATGCTGGCTGCGTCGCCGGGGTGCGAGTCGAACAGCCAGTACGCGGCGCGGCGGCCGACCAGGTCGAACTCGATGCCGGAGATGATCGGCCCGCCGGCCTGCGACTTTGCGGCCGCTTTGGTCGAGTCGAGATAGTCGATCTCGAGGAGCTGGATCTGCAGCGGCACCGCGAGGCCGTCGTCGGGGCGGCGCACGCGCAGGCGCACCAGCACTTCGCCGTCCTGTTCCATCGCGCGGTAGGCGCGGGCGACGAGGCCGTGGAAGTCCGCGCTGCCGTCGGCGTCGCACTGCCCGATCCATTCGGCCCACAGGGCGTCGAGCGTCTTGCGGTCGGCGTCGCGCTTGGCGCGGGATTCGGGGACGATGCCTTCGCCGACAACGTTGGCGACCAGTGAGTCGAGCGCCTTGCGGGCGTAGGGGTTGTTCTGCACCAGGCTGCGGGCGCGGTGGCGCAGCATCGGGGCGTCGGCGGCGTGGTCGGCGTTCGGGCTGGCGCCGGAGCGGCGGGGAATCCAGCCGTCCTTGAGGCTCGCGCCTTCATGCGCGCGGGAAACCGCCTTGCCGAGCGCCTGGCGCGCGATCACGCGGCGCAGCGCGCGGGCTGGCCAGACGACGCCGATGGCTTTGTCGAGCAGGTTGCCGACGCGAGCGGCCATCAGTCGCGGCGCCCGGCGGGCGTGAAGTAGAAGACCGATCGCCCGCGGCCCGATTGCATCGCCAGGTCGCGAGAGATGGTGTCGCGCACGCGCTCCATTTCGCGCAGGCTGCGGTACGTGACGGTCTGACCATTGACGACGCACGACAGGACGCCGGAGGCGATCGCGCGGTTGATGCGGTCAAGGTCGGTCTGGGTGTAGGCCATGCCATCGTTTTACAGATGGCCATTTCGCATTTCCCGGTATTTTGCGAAAACTTTTACGGTAGTTAGCCCTCGCGGGCCAGCGCGATCCGAATGCCATCGCTCGCATTGCCGCCGCCGAGCGCCTGTGCCTTCCGCCAGCTCTCGTCGTCGAGATACACGTTGCGGCGCTTGCCCCCTTGCATTTCGGCCGGACGACCGGCCGTCCCCATTGCGGCCGCAACCTTGCGGCCGTCTAGATCGCGCAAGACTCCGGCATTGACCTGGACGTAGGCGCCTGTTCGATCAATTCGCGCCAGCGCGCCGGTATCGCCTTCGTCCCGCGTGACCGTGCCAAGCGGCGTGCAGCCGGCCGGCAGGGTGTTGGTGTAGATCCGCCAGTTACCGTCGGGATTGACGGTAAGGCGGCCACGATTGATGTGTGTCATGGCCGGCGCTCCTTTAGATGTTGCGTTCCATCGCGTCTTTCTGCGCGGCCTTCAGCACTTCGATTTCGCGCATCATCTCTTTCCAGCGCGGGTCCATGTCGCTGGTCGCGTTGGCGACGTTCTGCAGGCGGGCGATCTTGTCGAGGAGCTTGCTCCAGAGCGGTTCGCCCTTGCCTGCGCCGAGGAACTGCTCGTGCGGGTTGTAGCCTTCGCCGCCTTCGTTCATGACGTCGTTGTAGGCTTTCCAGAGGGGATTGATCATGTTGGTCATTTTCTGCTCCTACCCCTGATTCCGCGAGGCGCCGGCTGCGCGATTGCGCTTACTCCATGACTCTATTATATACACACGCAATTAATAGTCAAGAGTTCTGTGTGTATAAATTAAGATCTACCCCCTTTTGATAACCCGGTAGACGGTCGCAAGGTGGATTCCAAGCTCCTGCGCAACCTGGCTCGCGTTTTTGCCGTTGAACCGTTTTCGCACGCGCTCGGCCAGCTCGGCGGGCGGCACGCGCTTGTAGATCCGGCACTCCTCCCCGCCGAACTCGTGCCGCAGCTGGTGCTCCAGCTCGACGGCCATGGATTCGGAGAAGGTCGGTTCGATCTGCTGCAGGCGTTCGATGATGCGCGCGAGGATGTCCATTACCAGGCTCGGGAGAATTGGCGGGAGG